TTAGCAAACAGAGCTACCACTATGGCGGATCTTAATGAAACTTCACTTGAAGACGCATTAATTAATATCTCTACATTTACGGATGATAAAGGTCTTAACATTGCGTTGAAAGGTATGAAGCTAATTATTCCACCACAATTAGTATTTATAGCTGACAGATTATTACAAACTCCTGGAAGAGTTGGTACGTCTGACAACGACATAAATGCTATTAAGAATACTGGTATGCTACCTGACGGTTATGTTGTAAATAACTATCTAACAGACACAGATGCTTTCTTCTTGAAAACAGACTGTCCTGATGGATTTAAGTATTTTGAAAGATCACCAATGACAACTTCATTGGAAGGTGATTTCGATACTGGCAACATGAGATACAAGGCTAGAGAGCGTTATAGCTTCGGATATTCTAACTTTAGAGCCGTTTACGGTTCTCAAGGAGCTTAAAGGAACGATTTATTGTAGCGTTTCTTACTCAACTACAATTACTAAGGGGAGCTTCGGCTCCCTTTTTTCTTGCTTGATTTATATTTGAGGTGTAAACTTTAAGGAGTTTATAAATTAATTAGCTTGATGAGGACCGCAAGGTTTCCATTGATACAAATAAAAGGAGTTCATAATGGCTAATCCACATTTTCAAAACTTAATACTATGGGCAGGTAATACTGTTGCTAGTAGAAGTAAAAAAGACTTACCGATGTTTCAACCATATCCATCGGATCAAACGTACTACGGTTATTTTAATGACTTTATGACGTACAACTCTGGTGATTGGACAATCACTACAACTGAAGCTGGTACAGGAAGTGCAACAGAAGCAGTTACCTCATCTGCTGGTGGAGCTTTATTGCTTACCAACGCAGCTGGAGATAACGATCTAGACTTTTTACAGCTAAAAGGCGAAGCATTTACACTTGCTGCTGGAAAAAGAGCATTCTTTTCAAGCAGATTTAAAGTAAGTGATGCTACTCAAAGTGATTTTGTTATGGGATTACACATAACTGATACCTCTCCTCTTGATGTAACAGACGGTGTTTTCTTTATCAGTGCAGATGGCGCAGCAACAATTGATCTTGCTGTCGAGAAAAACAATACCGCTACTACAGCTTCAAGTATTGCTACTATGGCAGATGACACATTTATTACTTTAAGTTGGTTTATTGACCCAGATACTTCAAACGTACATTACTCTGTTAATAATGCAGAGCCTTTAGTTCTTGTAGATACTAACCTTCCTAATGATGAAGATCTAACGATTTCATTTGGTATTCAAAATGGTGAGGCTGCCGCAAAAACTATGACTGTTGATTACATTAATGTAATGGTTGAAAGATAAGGAGTAAATAATGGCAGATGCAGTTACAACAACAACCATACAAGATGGCAATAGGATAGCTGTTATTCAGCTTACTAACACATCTGATGGTAATGGTGAAAGTGCAGTCACAAAGGTAGATGTTAGTGCTTTAGCTCCTAACAGTGCTAATGGTCAAGTTTGCACAGGTGTAAAGCTCGGTAGAATTGTTTATTCTACTTTTGGAATGAGTGTAAAGCTTCTGTGGGATGCAACTACCGATACTATTTGCTGGGATCTTAATGCAGACTATACAACAGATGAAGATTTTACAGGATTTGGCGGTATACAAAATACTGCTGGTACTGGTAAAACAGGGGATATTAAGTTGACTACAACTGGTCATTCTGCTGGAGATTCATACGTTATAGTTCTAACTTTAATCAAAGATTACAGCTAAGATGAATGGCTGAATATAAAGGCAAAACAGTAACTTTAAACAGACCTAGGGCTATCTCAAAAGGTAGCCCTGGATATGGTAAGAAACGAAAAGAAGTTTTTGTAAAAGGTTGCAGTAGCGAAAGCTCGCGAGTAAAACGTATAACCTTTGGTGATGCAAAACTAGGTATGCACAAAAACACTAAATCAAGAAAAAAATCATATTGTGCACGTAGTGGTGGCATGGGCGGTACTACAGATAGATGTAGTGCTAACTACTGGGCAAGACGAGATTGGGATTGCTAAATGGCAAAAGCAAAAAGCAAAGGTAAAATTTGTCCAGAAGGCAAAGCTTGGGCTAAAAGAACTTTTGATGTTTATCCAAGTGCTTATGCTAACCTTGCTGCGTCTAAATATTGCAAAGACCCTAATTACGCAAAAAAATCTAAAAGAACAAAAAAATCTATTGGTGGACCTGTAATCAGAGGTCAGGGTGCTGTTATGAAAGCTCGTTTAAGATAATGGGACAGCTTCAGCAATGGTTAGATGAAGACTGGGTTAGAATTGGATCTGATGGATCTATACTAGGATCATGTGGTAGTAAGAAAGAAGCAGAAGGTAAACCTAAATGCTTGCCTCGTAAAAAAGCAGAAGGTATGTCAAAAGAAGCTAGAGCAAAACTTGTAGCACGTAAAAGAAAAAAAGATCCAAATCCTAATAGGAAAGGTAAACCAATCATGGTTTCTAATAAACTTAGCGGTGGTGGTCCTGTAGTAAAAAAAACAATACGTGGACAAGGAATTGTTATGAGTAATAGATTAAGATAGAATAATATTATGGCAAAATTAAAAAACCCAAAAAAAGCAGATTTAAACAAAGATGGCAAAATTAGTTCTTATGAAGAAAAAAGAGCTGTAGCTATTGAAAAATCCATGGCAAAACAAAATAGAGTTAAAATGAAAAAGGGCGGTTCTATGGCAAAAGGTTGTGGTGCGGTTATGGATCAAAAAAGAAAAATTACTACATTTAGTTAGGAGAAACTATGTCAACTAAAGATAAAAAAATGGAAGCTAAATTAAAAGCTAGACAAAACGCAAAAGTCAGACCAGATGAGCCAGTAGAAGAAGATCGTATTTATTTAAATATGCCTAAAAAGAAAGCTCCTGCTAAGAAAAAAACACCTGCTACAAAAAGCAGTACAAAAAAGAGTAAATAATTATGTTTAAAAGAACTAAAGGTTACGCAATGGGCGGTTCTGTCAAAGGCACAAAATACATGGCTAAAGGCGGTGCTTCAAACAAAGGAACTAAGTATATGGCAAAGGGTGGTGCTTCAAATAAAGGCACTAAGTACATGGCTAAAGGTGGAGCATCAATGAAAGGAACTAAATATATGTCAAAAGGCGGCAAAGTTTAATTTGCACCTTAAATGTCATATTTAATTTCTAACATACCTCAGTTTAAGTGTTGGGTAAGAAAAGAATTTACAGCCAACCACAGTAATTATCACGGAGAGTATCTACACGCTCTCGTTATAGGTGTTAATACTATTCCAGATAGATCTTTATCATTTCAAGTGGTTTTTACTGGATGTGAAATAGACAATGAAGAAGATGCACCAAATGTTCATGGTGGTGCTATGTGGGCAAGAATGCCAATTCAAGGATTAGTAGCTGACATACCATTAGAAGAATGGCCTACTGCTATGGAAGATCATTTAGCTCAACCTTGGGATTGTTTAAGTCATGATCACTCTGTTGTAGTTTTAGATAGAGTAAGTTCATCACCCTGGCTTTGTAAAATAGGTGGTGAGTTTCACATGGGTAAATATTTGTTTACTGTAGATTACACAGAAAACTCTATTGCTGATGATCCCGCTCAACATAAACAATCACATGTGTTATATTTAACAGATGCTGGTGAATATACTGGTAATTTTGTAGCTTTACCTAATAATAGAGTAAGAGCAACAAATCCTGCTTTATGGCGTGTAGGTGAAGGAGCACCAGACTTTATGCCTTCACAATGGACACATTCAGCAGAACAACATGAAAGTTATATAGATCCAAACATAACATTTGATAATTTGTATAACCAAGAGGATAATAAATAATGGCACTATCAGGTAGCACAAATTTTGAACCAAACGTAACTGAGTTTATTGAAGAAGCTTATGAACGCTGTGGTTTGGAGCTCAGAACAGGTTATGACCTAAAAACCGCTATACGCAGTGTAAACCTTATGCTAGCAGAATGGGCGAATCGTGGTTTAAACCAATGGACTATAGAACAAGGTACAGAAACAGTTGTTGAAGGGCAAAATGATTACCCACTTAATGCAAATATTATTGATGTATTAGGTGTTGTAATACGTAGAACAATTAATAATATACCCACAGATATAAGCTTAAATAGAGTAAGTAGATCTGAGTTTATTAATATTCCTAACAAAACAACACAGTCTAGACCATCACAGTTCTTTTTTGATAAGTTATCTACACCAGTACTAAAAATATGGCCTGCTCCTGAGAACAGTACAGACGTTCTTGTATTTAACAAAATAGTAAGAATGGATGATGCAGACAAAGCTACAAACACTATGGATATGCCTTTTAGATTTTATCCTTGTTTTGTTGCAGGTTTAGCTTATTACTTATCATTAAAAAAGAATCCACAGCTTACTCCACAATTAAAAGCTATATACGAAGAAGAGTTCCGTAGAGCAGCAGACCAGGATGAAGATAGAGCTTCATTTAGAGTAAGACCTTACACTAGGATGAATTAAAATGGCTTACGCCCAAGGTAAGTTTGCTCGTGCTTTATGTGATAGATGTGCGTTTGAATACAAACTAAGTGAATTAAAAGAAGAATGGAATGGTGCAAAGGTTTGTTCTGAATGTTATGAGCCTAAACATCCACAGTTGGAACCACTTACTGCCAAAGCAGATCCAGAAGCACTATACAAACCAAGACCTAACAACGATCAAGAAGAAGGCGAAGGTTTTGTTGTGGTAGTAAATTCAAATTTATATAAACCAGATTTTATGAATCCCTCTACGCTTCCAACAAACTTTGTAGTGCCAAAGATGACAGGTGGATTAGGTGAGGTTACAATAGTTATAACATGACACTAGCAGAGCTTAAAACATTAATACAAAACTACGTACAAAACTCAGAAACTACTTTTGTTAATACGTTAGATGATTTTATTAAAAATGCAGAAGATAGAATATTTGAGTTAATTCAATTAGATTATTTCCGTAAAAATGTAACTGGAACATTGACTGCTGGTAACACTTATTTAACAGCTCCTAGTGATTTTCAAATGTCTTTTTCATTAGCTGTAATAGATGGAGATGGTGATTACCATTATTTAGACAAGAAACATACTACATTTATGCGTGAGTACGCTGTAGATCCAACAGCTACATCTGAAAGAGCAAGACCTTTATATTATGCAGATTTTGATAAAGAACTCTCTACAGCCTCTAACAATGGCTCTACATTAATTGTAACCCCAGTACCAGATCAAGCTTATAATGTAGAATTACATTATCTTTACAAACCAAATTCAATAGTTACAGACACTACAGGAACCTGGATTTCACAGAACGCAAGAAATGCTTTATTATATGGTTCATTAGTGGAAGCTAATATATTTTTAAAGGGTGAAAGCGACATGCAACAGCAGTACGAGCAACGCTTTTTACTTGAAATAACTAGATTGAAAAATCTTGCAGAAGCTCGCGGAAGGAGAGATGAGTACCGGTATGATTCATTGAGGTCTACGGTATCCTAAAAAATACATGGAAAAAATTGAAAGTCTAAAGGGTAAATCAGTAGCCATAGTTGGTATGGGTAAAAGCTGGTTTGATTATAATCTTGCAAAATCACACGGAGTTCACTTTGATGAAGTATGGGCTATAAATGGTGTGGCTAGTGTTATATTTCACGATAGAGTGTTTATGATGGATCCTGCATCTAGGTTTTTAGATACAGAAGATGCTGGTGGTCAAACAGATAGCATGGCTAAAATGCTACAAGAACACAAAGGTCCTATATATACATGCGAGTTAGATGAAAGATGCCCTGGTTTAGTTGATTACCCAATAGCAGAAGTTATAAAAGACACAAATTGCTATTACTTAAACAATACAGTAGCTTATGCAATAGCATTTGCATTGTGGAATGAAGTTGCTGTTCTTAAAATGTTTGGTGTAGATTTTTCATATAAAGGTAATTTACATTTTGCTGAAGCTGGCAGAGGATGTACTGAGTTTTGGTTAAGTAAATGTATAGCAGCAGGAATGCAAATAGAAGTAGCAAGTACATCAGGATTATTAGACACAGACGTACCAGCAGAACAAAAGTTATATGGTTACCACAGACTAGCTAATCCATTAGTTGTTATGTCTGACTCCGAGGGCTTAAAGGTTGAAAAATTAAATAATTTAGATATAAAGAAAAAAGTACATCAACCTGTGTTAATAGATAGATACGATTCACACTTAACATCTCCAGAACCTAAAAAATGGTAGATCATATAACTCCTGCTGGAGTACCTGGATTAGGCATTATAGAAGCAAAAACCACTAATTACGGTGGTCATCCTCCAGAGTTTTGGGC